CGCCATCGCTCATCTCAATCAGCGTCATGCTCCCACCTCCACGTTGTTCTCCAAGGTCACATAGTCGACCTCGACCGTCAGGGTAGCGCGAGCCACCGGCTGGTCACCGTCTCCAGAGAAGTCGCTATCGAAGGCGGTGACGCGGGTGTCCTTTGCGTTCCCACCCCGCGTGCGGTCGGTGTAGAGCGCCTCCTCAATTTCCACACAAATGGCGTCGAGGGTGTCGTCATAGGCGGTCACGGCTTTGACGTACACGTCGACGCTCACGGTGAGCGTGCGCACCTGCGTCCGGGGCGGCGTGATGGTCGCATAGTCGGTGGCCTCGGTGCTCGTGTAGATGGCCAGCCCCGGCAGGCGATCCTCGGCGATGGGATAGACGCGGGTTTGGTAGACATTGGAGCCGGTCGTCGCAAGCCCCGTCAGCGTCGTCTCGATGTCATCGCGGATCAGCTTGCGAACGTGTGCCATCAGGGCGCCTCAAGCATCATCTCGGTGATCCCCGTGCCGTCAGGCATCACCACTCGGATCGTGTAGGTCACGCCGCTAATGGCCAGCGTTGCGCCCTCGGTGGCCCCGCTTACGTCCGCCGTGCGTGCGGTGACGCGGGGCTGCGTGACCGCAAATGTTGAACCACCCCCAACGTCAACGGCCTCATAGGCGTTGTCGAAGATAACGGTGACAGCAGACGACGCCCCTCCTCCAGCAGGAGTGAAAGTCGCAGCCACTCCAAAGTCAGCGAGGAGGATGAGTCGGTCATCGGCAGTCTCGACGGCCATGGTTTAGTCCTGAGCCTTGCGCGCCCGAGTGCGGCGTCGCGGCTTGGTTTCTTCGCTGAGGCCCAGTGCGCGATCTGCCACCGGCGCCTCCTCGGCGTGAGGAGCAACGCGCCCCATCGCCATCAATTCTCTAGCTTCGGCATCATCGAGCTCGACCAGTGCGCCCATCTTGCGGACCCGGCCAGCTGCTACGGTGTTGCGGAGCACTTTGTATTTCATAAAACCCCCAGAGGATCAGGCCCCCCGAAGGGGGCCGTCACCTTAGTGCTTAGGCTTAGCTACCGCCGTCGTTCCCGAGGCAGAAGCTCACAGCGTTCCGCACTGCCACGTCGCAGCTCTGGAGAGCCACCACGCGAACGGTGCCGCTGGTGCTGGCGGTGTAGGGATCGACCACGATGTCGAGGCCGCCGAACATACCGACCAGCAGGTCGCTGAAGTTGCCGAAGTAGGCGTCCCCAGAGGCTGCTTGGTTGGACACGATGGCGCGATAGCCATTGATCGTGCCACCGGGCTCAACCACAAACTGAGCCGTGTTGGTGGCCTTCTCAGTGGTCTTGAGCGCGCCGTACATCGTTGCGCCCATGATGTAGGCCAGATTGCCGAGGAGCGCGTTGTCCTCTGCGACCTTGGTTTCCATCTCAACCACCTGAGCGAAGGTCGGCACGAGATCAGGAGCGGTTCCGAAGTCAACGGTGTTGATGCCGGAGGTGTTCTTGATCCCGGTGGGCTGACCCGAGGAACCGGAGCCGGAGAGCGCGCCAAGGTCAATCGCAAGAGCGATAGCCTGTGCGAGATCGTCGCGGATCAGGGCCTCAACGTCTTGGCTCGACTGGATCAGCAGCTGACGGGTGACGTCCGTGTGAACACCGAGGGTTTTCGGCGTCATGGACACGGAGCCCACGGTCATCTCAGACTCAGAAGAAGCCCCACCTTCCGTTGCAATCCACCCAGCGGCAGCTGCTGCGGTCTTCTTGGGGATCTTCACATCGCCGGAGAGGCCGTTGAGCATCCGAGCACCGGCTTGCATGACGGAGCTGCTGTTACGCAGCACGTCGATGAAGTCGCCACCACGGAAGTCATCGGTGAACAGGGCAGCCTCGTCGGCGCTGTTCAGGTCACGCTTCCAGTTGCGGAGCACTTCGGCCGGGAGCAGGATGCCCTGAGCGGCGCGACCGTACTGCTTGGCAGCGGCCTCGGAGCACTCAAACTCAAACCGTGCGGCTTCTTGAGCCCGACGGTCGGTCGGGTTGGCAAGAGCGTGAATGGCACGGATGATGGAGAAGCGCTGCTGCTCCTTCTTGGTCAGGCCAATCTCTTGAGCCTCAAGGGCACGCTCGGAGCCGATCACTTCGAGGAGCTCGCCACGGAACTCTTCGACGCTCTTGCCCTCTGCGATTGCCTTGCGGGCCATCTCGCCTTGGTTGTGCCGAGCACCGAGCTCGACGATTTGCGCAGCACTGCGCTGTGCGGCTTTGCGGGCTTCCGCCTCGACTGCCGCGATGTCCACTTGATCGGTCATGGTGACCTCCTTGGGATTGTTGGACTCAACGGTGATTTGAGGAACGTGCCCGCTGCGACCAACGCCGACTGTCACGTCAGCGGGGATCGAAACGATGCTTGCCTCGACGGGGCGCCAAGACTTGGCCACAAAGGTGTCCTTGTCCTTGCGCTCCAGCTTGTTGATGGCGTATCCAATGGAGACATTCGCACGGATACCGTCCACCACGTCATCGAAGACCTCGCGGGCAAGTGGGCCTTTTCCAAAGCGCACCGTCGCACGGAGTCGCCGTGCCGAGCCATCAAGGTCAACCGATTCAATCACGCCAATCTGCTGCTCGGGGTCATGATCGAGCAGAAGCGGGGCGCGGCCGCTGTTAAGGAAAGACAGGTCAATGGCCTCGGCCGAGTGCTCCAGCACCTCGGTGCCGAAGCTGCGCTCGACGGGCTCCTCGGAGGAGACAGCCATGCGCACCCGGCGCTCGTCAGCGTTGACGGCCTGCGGGTCGAGCTCCATGGCCCGATGCACCACCTCGGGAGCAGCTTTGCGCTCCTCCTCCATGTTGCCGCGATCCTCGGCCGGCTCGATGGGGTCGATCTTGGTGAGCGTGCTGAAGCGATGGCCCACCATGACATCGGAGGGCTGGCCTTCGCTGTCGAAGATGCGAATGAGGGCGGCAGGATCGTCGGGCTCGCCGTTGATCACCACATCGGTGCCCGGCACCTCGATCTGGCCATCGCGCACGATCTCCTCGACCTGCCCGCGTGCCATTCCGCCAGCGCTTTCCCATTCGACAAAATCGCCGATGCTCAGCTCATCAGGTTCTGCGCGTTCCATTTTCCGATCCTCCGTCGCCGGCTCAAACTCCAGCGGTTGATAGCCATTATCTATCAACCACGCTCTGGCGTCATCCACCGACCACTTGTCCTTGTCAAAGCGGATGCTCTGAATCTCGCTGGTGCCGTCCTTGAGCCCGAGAATGATATGGATGCCGTCGCCAAGCTCATCATTCATGCGCCGGAAGCCATCGTATTGGCTCGGGTCTTTGATGCGCGCAGCGTGCTCGTTAGGGTAAGGCCGAGCCGCCTGATAGGCGCGATCCGCATCATCAGCGTCATCCATGCGGTCGGAGATGTTATTGGCCCAAGTCCGGCCGGGGTCACCACCCCACAAAGCCCACGCGATTCTTCCAGCCGAGGGGTAGCCCTCCTCGCCGGGACTCCAGCCCTGCCCCTGCTTGTCCACCTCATGGCGGGCGAAATAGGACACCATGCGTTTCACCGTGTCGAAGCTGAGCTCGCGTCGGTTGCTGATGTCACGAGCTCGGGCCACGCCCACCTCAGTGCCACCGCGTCCGTACTCCTCGCGCCACGCAAGGCCGCGCTCGGCCTCTTCGACCATGGCGTCGGTGGGGGTGGTGCTGATTTCCACGCCTTTATACGTCGGCATTGTCTGCTACCTCCGGCACCACCGGCATCTGCTGCGCCGCGTAGGGCTCCAGCGCGTACTTCACGCCAAACTGAGCCATGAGCTCGCGATCCTTGGCGATTTGGGAGAGGAGCTCCTCAACGTCGCGGCCATAGTTAGAGGCCACGTCCTGAAGGGAGAGAATACCCGCCTTCATGCCGGTGATCGCCGCCGTCATCTCCTTCTGGGGGTCCACCCAATTCCACGCTCGGCCTCGGAACTCTGCCGCATCGGAGAAGCGCTCAAACTGCCGGACGGGGATGCCGAAGCTGTCCACCTCCATGGCCGCTTCAAGCCATGCGTCAAAGGCCGGCCGCACAAAGTGGTCGAGCATGAACTGCTGAAGCGTGCGGTAGTAGTCACGCTCCTCAAGGGCGCCCTGGCGGATGCTGCTGTAGCTGGTCGCCTCAAGGTCATTGGAGAGGGACGTATAGGACACCCCGAGCCCCGAGGCGATGCCTTTGAGCACTGACGTGTGGAAGGCGTCGAACTCGTTCGAGGGATATTGCGGGTCGAAGGTCTTGAAGTCGACGCCCTGCGGCAGCTGGTGGAAGGTGCCGGGCTGCGCGTCCATGATCGGCACATTGCCATCCATGTCATCAGCCACAAAGCCGTCGCCGCTGGGGGACGTGAAAAAGCCCATCTTGCTCGCGCCCACTCGGGCGTTGACGATGGCGGCCTCGCGCAGCGCGCCCAGCTGCTTCATGGCAGACAAGGCCGGCGCCATCCACGGCTCGCCACGGGTCTGCCCAGCGCGGAGCGGGCGGAAAATGTGGATCACCTTGCTCGCTTCGATCCGCCGGTGCTTCGGGGATCGCGTTTGCGTGGTGAAGTCATAGTCACCGGGGTGGCCGGTCAAGATATGGTAGGCCACCGGCTTGCGGAAACGGTCGAGCTCCACGCCCATGCGGACCTCGTTGCCATTAGGCAGGCGCTCCGACTTCTCCTCGTCAATCTGGTCGGGCTCGATGAACTCAAGGGCAAAGGAATCGTGGAAGGAGGCGCCCCGGTGCTTGATGATGAACACCTCGCCGTCCCTTGCGAGGCCCTCCATGACCATCTTCTGCACGTCATTCCAGCTCATTTTTCCGTCGACGGTGCAATTGCCGATCCGGCCCCAGCGTCGGAAGGCAGCCTCAACGGCGTTGTTGCCGCTCTGATCGAGCCGGCCGACGCTATCCACCGCCTTCACCTGAAGGGTAAAGCCTCGGTCCCCGATCACGTTGGTCTTGAGGAGCTCAAGATAGCGCTTCGCGTATTCGTTATTGCGCGCAAGGTCGCGGGTCCGCGCCCGCATCCTTGAAATTACGGGGTAAAGCTCCGAATCTGCACTGCGCTCGCTGCCGGGGAAGTCAGCAAAAAGCCGCCCAG